TTTGAGGAGGAAACCACAATGGATGATGTACTCACTCATGCAGACATGGAAAAGATATTTGCAGACGCTAAGCGCTGCGGTTCTCTTCGTGAGGCAGTAGAAGCAAACCTCGATGGCGGCGTTCTGGCGCATTCTATCGACACAACAGGTATGGAGACAGCGACTGGTACTCAGACATATGGATTCAATGATGCTTCCATGCTGTTCCCTGAGTTCAAGGCGTTCTCGAATACTCCTGAGTGGATTTCGAGAAACATGGACTGGGTGAACGTTGTTCTTAACGGTGTTCACAGATCTCCGTTCAGCAGAATTAAGTCTGTATTCGCTAACATCACAGAAGATGAAGCAAGAGCGAAGGGTTATTTCAAGGGTAACCCGAAGAAGGATGAAGTATTCTCGACTCTTAAGAGAACAACTGAGCCTCAGACAATATACAAGAAGCAGAAGCTTGATCGTGACGATGTCCTTGACATCACAGACTTTGACGTAGTAGCTTGGATCCGCGGCGAGATGAGAATCATGCTTAACGAGGAAATCGCTAGAGCTATTCTTATCGGTGACGGCAGACTTTCTTCTTCTGATGATAAGATCCTTGAGAACCACATCCGTCCTATCTGTTCTGATGTGCCGCTGTTCAATACTCAGATTAAGGTTTCGGCAGCAGCTACTGATGATGATGAAACAATAGCTAAGGCGATTATTAAGGCGGCTGTAAGAGGCAGAAAGCACTATAAGGGTTCTGGTTCGCCGACACTCTTCACTTCCGAAGATTGGCTCACTGAGATGCTTCTCCTTGAAGATGGTATCGGCCACAAGCTTTACAAGACTGAGGCTGAGCTCGCTTCTGCTCTTCGTGTATCTAGGATCGTTACTGTTGAGCCTATGGAGAGCAAGATGCTTGAAATTGCATCTAAGGAGTATCCGCTTATCGGCATCATCGTTAACCTTACAGACTACAATGTAGGTGCTGATAAGGGAGGTGCTATCAATATGTTCGACGACTTCGACATCGACTATAACCAGCAGAAGTATCTCATCGAGACACGTTGCTCTGGCGCTCTTATTAAGCCTTATTCTGCTCTCACTCTTTACCTTGACAAGGCTACAGCGTGATAAAGAGGTAGCATTATGAAGTATTACGGAAAGATCGGCTATGCCGTAACGGTCGAAACGGCTCCTGGGGTATGGGAAGAACAGATAACGGAACGCACCTATTGTGGAGATGTCACCCGACGGAATCTTCGGGCACAGAATACGAGTAATCTGAACGACAACCTCGACGTTAGTAACGTTATGAGCATGGTCGCCGATCCGTATGCACTAGAACATCTCGGCCATATGCGTTATATTACTTGGATGAATTCAAAATGGAAGATTTCAAGTGTAGAGTATGTGCATCCGAGACTTAACATTACAATAGGGGGCGTTTACAATGGGGAAGAGCAGACTTGAATTGCATGAGGTATTGTGCAATCTGCTTGGAAGCAGAAATGTATATTTTCAACCGCCCCCTTCGGTACAAATGAAATACGAGGCAATCGTATATTCATTAAATAATATAAGTGTTAATTATGCTGATGATATTAAGTATAAGTCGATGAAAAGATATTCGGTCATTGCAATAAGTAAGAATCCGGATAGTGAGTTATGTGATAAGCTCCTTACCCTTCCGTATTCCGAATTCGATAGGTTTTATGCGGCTGATAACTTAAATCATTGGGTAATTACATTATATTTCTAAAATAGGAGGAATAAACCATGAGCGAATATGCACTCACATGGGACGAAATAGGCGAGCGCTTATATGAGACTGGTGTCAAGATGGGCGTTCTCTATAGTACCAAAGAAGATACTCAGACCGGCAAGATTATATATACTGACGGCGTAGCTTGGAATGGTCTTACCAAGGTCAGTGAAAAACCTACCGGTGGTGAAGCTACAGATCTGTATGCTGATGACACAAAGTACCTCTCAATGCTTTCTCTCGAAAAGTTCGAGGCTTCTATGGAAGCTTATATGTATCCGCCCGAGTTCGAGAAGTGCGACGGTTCTGCAGAACTTACACCTGGCGTATCGATCGGTCAGCAGTCCAGAGAGACATTCGGTCTTTCTTACAGAACCACTCTCGGTAATGATGTAAAGGGTAACGACTACGGTTACAAGCTTCATCTTATCTATGGATGTAAGGCTCAGCCTTCCGAAAAAGGCTATGAGACAATCAACGATTCTCCGGCAGCAATCACATTCTCTTGGGAAATCAAGACAACCCCTGTTGCTGTAAAGGGATTCAAGAATACAGCATCTCTTACAATCGACTCAACAAAGGTCGATCCCACAAAGCTTGCTGCGCTTGAAGCTGTTCTGTATGGTACTCCCGCGGGAGAAAACACGGAAGCTGTAGCCGCTAGACTTCCTCTTCCGGATGAGGTCAAGGACATTCTCGAGGGTAACACAAACCCTTAACGAGCTTGACGGTTGATGCCAACGTTCCGTCAAGCGAAGATCTATATGGAAAGGTGGTTTCCGACCTCCAGTCCAATGTTTCTGTTGGCGCAAGCGGCATAACAGGTACTCTGAAGTATGTATCCAACTATACTGGATTCAGCAGCAAGACGTCGGAGCAGTCCGGCAACTATCTTGCTATTCATTGTACGGTTCCGTCCGCAAATGACGCTACCATCACAGTTGAGGTTGTCAACGGTACAGCTGGCGAGAGAACTCTTGATGCTGATGGTTTAATAGTTCTTAGGATCGCTGATAAGACAACTCAGAGCATTAGGGTTAAAGCTAAGAAGACCGGTCTTGATACGGTTACAAAGACCTTCACTCTTACTGGTCTTACGCTTCAGTCCGCATAACTTTATACGCTATAGGGAGAGGCTGCGATATGTCTCTCCCTCTTTTCTTTGAAAGGAGAGAAATACCATGTTAAAGAAGACAATCACATATGACTCCTATGATGGAGTAACTTATACTGAAGACTTTTACTTCAACCTCTCAAGAGCCGAACTCATTAAGATGGAGTGTGGTGTAAAAGGAGGTCTTACTAAAAAGCTGGAAGAAATCGCTAAATCTTCTGATCCCACGCAGATTATGCCGGTATTTGAGGACATAATTCTCAAGTCCTATGGTAAGAAGTCTGATGACGGCAAGCGTTTCATTAAGAGCAAGGAGCTCTCTGAAGAGTTTGCACAGTCGGAAGCATACAGCGAGCTTATGGTTCAGCTTATACAGGATGAGAATGCAGCGTCCGATTTCGTAAACGGACTTATAAATATTAAGCCTGAAGAGCTTGAGGCCGCAAAGCAGAATGCAAATATATCGGCTCTTCCTCAGGTTAAAAAGTAAGAAAGGTGATTAGAGATGCTCCAGATTTATGTACCGACTCAGGAGTATTATGACGAGCGAAATGAGATGTTCATTAATATTCCGGCAGTTACACTTAAACTGGAGCATACTCTTGTCGCTATTTCAAAATGGGAAGCAAAATGGAAAAAAGCTTTTCTTGGGAAACAGGAAAAGACGAATGAAGAGATCGTCGATTATGTTAAGTGTATGACTCTTAACGAAGAGCCAATAGATTCTATGGTTTATACTGCTCTTACTGCTTCTGATTTTAAGAAAGTAAAAGCATACCTCGAGGATAAAATGAGCGCTTCGTGCTTGCCAGAAAGAGATAAAGGCGAAAGCGGAGATACGGTAACCTCTGAGCTAATATACTATTGGATGGTGGCTTTGCAAATACCTTTTGAGTGTCAATATTGGCATCTTAATCGTCTTTTAACCCTCGTGCAAATATGCAATATGAAAAACAATCCGGATAAACGTAAAATGTCTCGTGAAGAGTTACTTGCTCGCAACCGAGCATTAAATGCCGAAAGAAAGGCTAAATACAATTCGAGGGGGTAATACTATGGCATACACAAACCTAGGCCTTGTAAAACATGCTAAAGCGGCCTTAGCACTTAAAACCAAGTATATGTGGGGTGGAATTCTTCGCTCTATTACGCAGCCTTATATTAATACTCTTATGAAGTATTATGGAAACTCAAGTGGAACCGGATACACAGCAAAGCGTTGGGAAGAACTTTCTCGATTGGCCGGAAAGGGTTATTTTGGGTGTGACTGCGTTGGTCTTATCAAGTCGTATTATTGGTCTGGCAAAGACGATGGTGGAACCGGCTCTCCGAATTATGGTAAAGCTGGTTATCCTGATGTGAATGCTGGGCTGATGTACAATGCCGCAAAAGTTAAAGGTAGTATAACATCGATGCCGGAAGTACCTGGCATTATTGTATATTGTAAGACACATCCTCACGTTGGTGTATATATTGGCAACGGTGAGGTTATAGAATCAACACTTAGCTCAAGAGGAGACGGTGTTGTTAAAACGAAGTTGAAGGACTTCAAATGGGAATACTGGTTTGAATGTCCTTACATAAACTATATTAAGACTGAGGCACAGACGAAAGTTAAGATTTCTGTTGGCGCCAAAGTCAAGATAAAGAAAACGGCTCAGTATTATGCTAGCACTGGTAAGAAAATTGAAATTCCCGACATTGTAAAGGGAAAGAAGTTTACAGTGATGAGTGTTAGCGGAACCAAATCTCTGATTAAGGAGATTTATAGCTGGGTAAATAATTCTGATCTGGAATTACTATAAGGAGAAAATCAAAATGGCAATAACGTTTAAGTCTAAAGGCGATTTTTCAAAGCTTACAAGTTGGCTTGAACGCGCCAAAGCGAATGTTAGCGATAGTATGCTTGAAAAGTATGCACGTGCGGGGGTTAATGCCCTCGCCGAAGCTACTCCTAAAGATAGTGGTTTCACCGCTTCTTCATGGAATTACGAAATAATACGAGACGGCAGCCGAGTAAAAATAAACTTTACTAACTCCAATGTGCAGAATGGAGTACCTATAGCGATAATCCTGCAATATGGGCATGCTACTAAAAATGGTGGATGGGTGGAAGGCGTTG